ATGATGTACGTGGGCCTGCCCCAGTGGTCGCACCCGAAATGGGTGCGCCTGGGTATTACCAGCCTTGAAGAGTATGCCCGACACTTTAACTGCGTGACGCGGCAATTTTAAAAATCACTAAAGAACGCCCAAGAGCATGTGTATTCTTTAGAATTATCAATCACATAAAATTCCCTTCATATGAAAATCACCAAAGTTCATATGAGTAAAAATGTCCCACCCATGCCCCAAACCGTCTCAAAAACAATTTTTTTGCCCCATCCATGCCCCATGGATCTCTTCTGAAATGCTATATACCCAACCGTTGACACTGTACAAATAACCAGTATAAATTCTCTTTAAAAATACAGTCGTTTCCGGAGGTCTTTATGTTCGTTGAGCTGGTCTATGACAAGCGTAATGTTGATGGTTTGGTTGGCGCCAGAGAGATTATCCTGGCTGAGCTAACGAAGCGGGTGCACCAGATTTTCCCTGATGCCGAAGTGAGGGTTAAGCCGATGCAGGCGAACGCCTTAAACAGCAACGCCAGCAAAAGTGATCGTGAAAAACTGAACCGAATGCTGGAGGAAATGTTTGATGAGTCTGACATGTGGTTAACCTCAGAATCACCTACCGTTCGTCAGGTTGGTATTTGAGTTTTACTAAGGTAGTATTCCCGGCGATTGCTCGGGCATGAACACTGAGCAACCACCCGCCGCCCGTTCTTGCATACGACAGGCGGCGGTTTATTTTACGAAGCAGGCTCCTGTAAGGCCGCTTCACTCGATTCTTTCTGACGTTTATTCCAGATGCTATCCTCTGGCATGTCGAGGCGGACGTCGATCCAGCTGTTGGCCGGAACATCCATAGGAGCCCCTTTTGTTTTGACAATCTCCCCTTCATCGCTCAGCATGTATTTCCGCTTAAAAAGCCGAATCGTCAGCCCACCGCTTTCTGTTTGCTCAGCCTCAACAATACCAAGCTCTCCCATTCCGGCAGGGTCCATTGGCGGCAGCAATTGCCAGCCTTCTGATGCCAGGCCTGCCGAACCGGTGAGCACGTAAACCCCAACATCCAGCCGCGAGATTTTGATCCCTTCAGCCTCGGCGTTTGCCGTACCGCAGCCGCACCATGTGAATCCATCATTTTCAATATCCGTACGCCGGTTCTCTCCCTGAGACTTAACGATTCTGGCAATTGGAGAAGCCTGTTTAATGGTTCCGTCAGAGGTTACTGTCGTATTTGAGGTTGTCCAGAATGTGAAATAACCGTCCTTAAAAGTGGGCAGATAGGTCACGCAAGTGTTATTTCCGCCTTCCCATTGCCGTGCAGCAATGAAGGCTTTGTTACCCTCACTACCGAATGTAACTACCCGACCATAAGTGCCGTTTGGCTGGGCAGTCGCCCATAAAGTAATTTGTGGATAGGTTGCGGTAATTTTCAAAGGGCCAGTGAAGTTTTTCTCTCCTGAAATGGACTGGTTTCCTTCGGTATTTACTGTTTTGTCTAAACCGAGGTTTTTGCGAGCGCCAGCGGCATTATTATCCCCGGTCCCTCCCTGCTCAATGCTGAGAGCTGTTTTCAGCCCAGAAAGGCTGGTAATGTCGCTGTTAGCCCCTTTCTTCGCCAGCGATTTTTGACCCGGTACGGTAACGGCAGTGCCATTGATAGTGATGGTGACATCAGATGTCCCGTTCATTACATCAGCGAACCCGCTCATGTAGCGCTGGTACATCGTGAGGGTTTCAGCAATATCCTGCGCCAGACCATCCACGCTCAGACTGTCACTCAGAAGAATGGCAAATCGGGTTCCGGCGGGAACTGCTGGGTTAGCCGCTGGCGTTACGGTGAGACTTGTTGCGCTGCCAATGGTGGTAATCTGAAATACCTGCACAGGGCTGGTCATTGCAATAACGGTACATCCGTTACGAATAAGAGATCCAGCAGCAGTGAAGTTTGTGCCGGTACCTGTAAGGGTGTTTCCGCTGATGGCGATAGTGCCAGTGGTATAAATCATGTTTTCTCCAGGCAATAAAAAACCCCGCCGAAGCGAGGTTGATTAAAAAGACAGTTTATTCAGACGTACATATCGGGTAGAACGGGAAGGTTCAGTGGCGTTACCGTGTCATTACCAAAAATTGCATACCGCTCGCGCCCAAGATATTTCCCACCCTGAACTGAAGCACTGCCGTTCTGTATTTTTATTCCGAACATTCTATACACGTACATGCCATTTACTTCGTGAGCCATCAGCCCGAATCTGCCCAGCGGAACATAGCCGCTGCCGATGCTCACGGCATTTTTCGAAGGTGTCCATAGCTGGTTGAGGTAGACGAAAGGCCGCTTTGTCGTCGAAAACGTGCAAGCCCCGGCTGCATTGAAGATGTTTAGCCCCGTGCCAGGCTGCGGCACCACGCCACTGGCGAATATGACGATATCAATCGTGCCGGTTGTCGGAGCGTCATCGTTGGTGGATGGAGGGCTGAAGAACCTGACCGTGTTGCCATCGAAATCGACTGTGTTACCGCTATTGCAGCGCCCAAAGACGATATATTTGGACTTGTCGTATCCCGCTATTGTGGGAACTGCCCAGCCGCCAGTGGGGACATTGACGGTCCCCTTCCAGATACACTGCCCTGACTGCGTGGCATTGGTAATCGCCAGGAAGTCAGTACTGTCATCAATAAGCAGGCCTTCTCCTTTACGCTGGCCAGGAGGAAATATCTGCCAGATGCTTCCGGGGAACGTGTACGTACTCTCACGCTCACTGATGCTTACGTCCTTCATCGTGGAGTTCTGCGTCACGCGGCCACCGGATATGGTGACCGAGTTCATTTTATGAAGCAGCCCTGAATCAAGGTAAGCCGTCGCGTGAGGGATAAACAGCACCTGCGCCCCGGAAACATAACCGGCAACATCAGCGTATTTGGCTTTCTGGTAGCCACTGTCAAAGTAGGCTCCAAATGACGGGCATCGCAGGCCCGCAGTTATCTCCATGCGCTTTCCGCCGTCATTTAGTTCTATCAGTAGTCCTGTCGGCATTCTATGTCCACGTCCCCAGTACGATGCGGCCGCCACCCGGAATATTAATGGTTACGCCATTACCATTAATCACCGTTGTGTTGCCGGAGCCATTGAAAGAAAAATTACCGTTTGTGGCGTAAATCGAGCCACGAACGGTCACATTATTGAACGTCGCGTAGCCAGACTTGTTGATGTGCCAGCCAACATTTCCGGTGCCGTCCCATGTTGAAGACTGAATGTAGTTTCCTATTTTGGCGTTGCCGATGGTGCCGTCCTGAATGAAGGTTTCCCGGATAAACACCTGCCCGTTCTGGATAACGAAAGGTAAGGTCACCGTAGCTCCGGCCTGGTGAGTGACGGCGAAGCGGTCAGCCAGGAAGATGACCTGCGACTGCATGCCGGACGGCGTATTCTCTACACCGATCCCCATCCCTGCCGCATAATACTGACCATTGCTGGATAACCCGACCTTGATGCTGTACATCGCCTTCAGGTCGCCATTGACGTTCGCAATGGCCTGCGCGTTGGTGGTGATCGCTGAGGTATGTCCGTTGATGGTCGCCGTGATGCCGTTTATCTGCGTGGCGGTGGCCTGCTGGTAATCGGAGAAGGTCTGGTTCAGGCTGTTGATGGATGCCTTGTTGCCGTTCACGTCAGTCTGCAAACTCAGCAGCGAACGCGCCGTTGCCTCCCTGTCGCTTGCCATGACGTTATCAAGACGATCGATGCTGGCCTTGCTGTCACCGTACTGCGCGCTGAGTCTCACCCGCTGATCAACCTGCGCCAGCGTACTCGTTATTAGCGCGATAGCGTTATTCTGGATGCCGCCGCTGGCAGTATCGGTTCTTGCTCCCAGTTCCTCCAGACGGGATGCCATTGATGAAGTCGTGTCGGTGACAACCTGTCGCAACGTGGTGATATCAGCAGTATTTTGCGAGCTGGCTTGCTCGGCCGCATCTGCCTTACCTGATGCAGCGTCAGCTTTACTCGAAGCCGAATCAGCTTTATCAGAAATGACCTGAGTACTCGCAGTGAGCTGGTCAACAGCAGTAGCCCTTGCCTGAGCTTCATCTGACAGAGCCTGCCTTACCTCGGTAACTCCTGCCTCGTTCTGCGCAGTTTTTGCCTCAAGACGGGTAACATCCGTTACGCGCGCCTCCGTTTCAGTAGCGATCACCTCCCGGAGCTGTTCGAATGTCGCAGAGTTAGCGCCCTGTTGGGCTGTCTGGCGCACGATAACATCGGCAATAGCCAGCGCGTTGCCGATGATTGCTTCTGCTGTCTGCTTATTCGAACCTACGGCGGCAGCCAGCCCATCGGCGTTCTCCTTAATTGCATCAGAAAGCTCGGCCAGTTTCTCGTTACTGTCTACAGCACTTTCAATCAGATCCTTAAATACCTCGGAATCTTTAATCTCCTCCAGGATCGCATCGGTGATATCGGATACATCAATGCTGGCCTGCCCGCGCACAAAGTCTGTATACCCTGATTCGTTTCCGCTTCGATCTACGAGCTGCGCCCGGTACCAGAAAGTCTGCCCTGCCTTAAGGCCCATCTGCTGATACTTGCGCTGCGGATAGGGTACGTCTGCCAGCAGCATCGCATCGTCTTCCGTCCCGGTCAGGCTGTACTGAATTTCCGTCTTCAGCGTGTCGTCGGTGTTCGCCGGGAATCCCCAGCTAAGCTCGATACCGAAAACCACATTATCAGAAGCGATGAAGCCGACCGGTTTCGGCGGATTGCCCACTTTACCCGTAAGATTTACTTCTGATGATGTCACCCATACTGATGAAACGTCGCTGGCGTTCACCGCCCTGACACGGACCAGATAGCGACCCGAGTAGATACCCTGCACTTCAAAGCCGAGAGAAGACGTTCGGGGCACACTAATCCAGTTGCCGCTGTCACGCCGCCATTCCGCCTCGTACGCAACTGCACCCTGAACAGAATCCCAGGCAACGCGCATAGTGGTAATCGCAATGTTCTGGTTAACCGTAGAGTAACTGTCTACGACAATATTTCCTGGGGGAGCCTGAACCCCCGGTGGAATGACACTGACTGGCCGCTCGTCCAGTCTTGCGCCGGTATCAACAGCGGAATAGATATCAGGGTTGTAAGTCGTCCCGGTGACCTCGAAAGTGCCGTCGTTGTTGTCCCGCGTTCCCGTAACACGGAAAAGCGCTATAAACAGATCGTCAGAGTCCACACCCCAGTTACATTCAGCCTCCGGCGTTTCGCTGTAGGGTGTGGTGACAGTGACTGTGTTTCCGTTAACGGCCTGGACGGTTCTGGCCTGAGCTGTGCCTGATGGAAGATTCAAAAACAGCCGGTTCCCGGCCTTCACATCAGCGGCGCGATCGAGGGTTATGTTGCGGCCGTTAACCCCACTCACCCTGCCGCCGATAGTTCTTCCGGCCAGCTCGTTAGCAGCCACGCCGATCACCTCCCCGACAGGTGGAACGTCCATGCCCGTGCTGAAGGTCACCACCTCGCCGATACCGTTAGTGAGCAGCGCCCAGCGCCCCCGCCGGTTTGCCTCTGACTGCCTGGTGCAGCCGATCGCAGTCATTTCGAGCTGACGATAATCGAAGCGCATGGCCAGATCGTTATCGTAAACAGGCTCAGGCGTGTCTTTATAGTGGTTGGCAGGGTCTGACCAGTTCACCAGCGCGGCAGTGTTTCGGGTGGTTTCACTCGGATCCGCAAAGGTAAATTTTCCTTCAACAACGCTGGCGTGGTTATAGATGTGCCACACATCCCGTGGCATATCAGCCAGGACATACATCTTATTGTCGCCCCAGTACGTCATGCCGCGAAATATACCCGCCAGATCACGAAGTACAGTCCAGGCGTCATTACGGTCCTGGATATAAACGTTGCAACGAAAACGAGGCTCCGTCCCACTTCCGCCCTTGCCATCTGGTACCAGTTGATCGCAATACTGGGCGATGCGATAAAGCTCCCATTTGTCTATCTGAGTCGCATCAATTCTTTGACCCAGCCCGAAGCGCTCGTTCAGAATGATGTCGTAATAAATCCAGGCAGGATTATCCGTCCATGCCCATTTAAATACGCCCTCCCATGTACCAGAATAAGTGCGGGTTTCGGGATCATAAGTATCAGGTACACGGATGATTCGCCCTTTCGGATTACACACAACCTGAGGAATGCCATTAGGGAACTGCGTTGCGTCAAACTCTACATACAGCAGCGCTGTGTTAACGTAGCGAAGTTTGGCGTCAATAATTTCAGTAACGGCCACAACGCGCATGGTGTCGACGATATTCACGCTCGTGGAATCCGGCGTGATTCTGCGAACCCGCAACTGCCATCCAGTCGAGGCTTTCGGAAGATTGACGCGGTGACTGCGCTCATAAAGCGACGTGGTTTTGTCATCAACAGCACCGTTAACCACCGTTTCATACGGCCCGCCATCGACCGACAGATCGATAGCATACTCTACGCGGGTGCCGACTTTATCGCCGTTGTTTTTCTGGAGTAAAAGAGTTGGCCATCCCAGGCGAATTCGCAGCGCAGAGAGCTGCGTGTTGGATACCGCGCGCACGTACGGCACAGCCTGTTTCAGCTCGTATGAAACCTGAAGTTCGTTTTCAATGCCGGGGAAGCCCTGAATGTAGTCCTGGTCCTGAGTACCGGAACGGAACTCATATTTCACATTATTGAAGTTATAACTTCCGTCGGCGTTCTGAAGAGGCGTGTAGGAAGATGAGTCACCAAGAAAAATGTTTTTACCATCAAGCCCGCCAGCGAACTCACCCTCTCCAAGCGCAATCAGCACCTTTGCCCTTGCAATGGACTGAATGCTGTCCGGTGCTTCAATGGGTGTTCGGGTCTGATTGCTGCCACCTTTACCGCGGCCTTTGATGATTGTCGTCGTCATATCGCGTCCATAAAAAAGCCACCGTCAGGTGGCTTGCAGTACGTGGTTTGGTTTATTGCTGATCTTCTGCATAAACCCCGGCGGATATAATGGCGCCGCCAATTTCCCGTTGCCCATAAAGCAGGGGAACGGGATTGCCAGATGCTGTCGTGTTAACGGGACCACCAAACGCATAGGAGGGTTTGTTATCAGGTTCCTGACGCATTCGCAGACCTGAAACCTGAGGAGAGAGCATCTGCACTACACCACCAACGGCCATAGAACCAGCTGCGGCATATAGTGCCATTTGTGTGCTTGCTGCCCATCCTATTGGGTTCCACCAGGTAAAGGCCGCAATTGCGGCGGCAGTAACAATTTGAAAGAGCCCCGCCCTTTTACTACCGCGTATGACAGGGATAATACGGAGCTCATCACCAGGCCCAAGAAGATCAAACTCTTCCTTGCCTATGTTTATTTGGTTTCGGAAGATGACAAAGTCCAGCCCTTTCGCTCTGGTCTCTCGCAGGTAGGCATCAAATCCGTCAATGGTGTTAGAAAGTGCCCTGAACACTTCGCTGGCCGACGTTAGTGCGCGGCGATGTGTCCTGCCAAATCGCTGAGCCATTGAGCCGCTGAGTTTGATAACGGTTTTTCTTTCCATTACATCAAATCCTTATAACGCAGAATTTTGATGGTACGGTCACGGTAATAGCCACCGTAGGGAATACGCTGGCTTAGCTGGCCATACATGTGATGCAGTAGCATGTTGCCATCAAGCAAAATCCCGGCATGGTTCGGGACGGTGGACTGAACCTGCATGATAACCATGTCACCTGGCTGAGCGGGACCGTCGTACTCACGAAAACCGCATTCCTGCCAGTTGTCCATATAGAGGTTTTCACCCTGCTCCCACCAGTGGCGATCTACGCTGTAGTTGGGCAGTTCAATGCCGTGTTCGATGCGGAAATAGTCCATGATGAGAGACCAGCAGTCTGCATATCCGAGAACAAACTGGCGCCCTGTGAGGGGTCGGTCTCCGCGAGGCATGACGGTGCGAATGTCGCCCTCCGGCCACGATGCAATAATCCACGGCAGTTCCGTGGCATCACACATCAGCATGTCGAGCTCGCTCGGTTGGGTTGTTGCCCCGTCGCCGGGGTGACTGTGGACGATCGCCACCACAGTTCCCTGCTCTTCGGCGGCCGCATAATCCTCATGATTGAGTTCAAATTGCTCAGTCGGCGACTCAGCATTATTTTTGCAGGGGATGTATTTCTCCACCCGCCCCTTCTGAATAACCACGCCACAGCACTCCTCGGGGAAGGATGCGGCGGCATGCGCCAGAATGGCGCTAACTGTTTTGTCGCGCATGATTATCCTCTCAGAAGTGAAGCCCCGGGGAACCCGCCATAATCCAGCTGCTCATTCTCTCCGAAACGAGGTTTGCAGCCCGTTGACAGCAGTCCGGAGCAAACATCCTGTGAAGGATCATCCACCCGGTTGCCGTCTTTATCGAACCAGCCGTTTTGCCCGGCGTAGGTGCAGCCATTCCCGGTTTTGTACCAGCCCCGCATGCACCACGTGCACATTGGCTGAATTTGCCGGGTCGGAATGAGTTGCCCGCGCAGATCGGCTGGACTGGAAAGCTCAAACTCTACGGTTTCATCGTCTGATCCTGATTTACGGTCGATGTAATAAACCTGTTTGCGCTCCTCGTTGGGATTCGCAGTCGGGTTCCCGTCAGGAAAATTTCTTACGTCCAGATAGTGGGCGAAGGTGTCATGGATGATCACCTTTGCTTTAGCCATCCCCTGAAATCTTCGGCACAGCGCGCCAATCGTGCCGCTGATGTTTGCAACGGTGAGAGACGGCCGTGAACTCTGGCCGTCACTGCTGACAGATATGCCGGTCAGTTCATACGGCCACGCGCCATACTCCTGCCCCTGCCACCACACCGACTTCGGCTCAAGTTTTGACTCGTCGCCGCCTGCGGCGATGATTTCCGCCTCGGTATGGGGGATTGTCTCGTTGTGAAAGCGAAGAATACCCGCACCGAACGCTGAGCCGTCCACCTCGATCAGGCGGACGCGCTTACCCGGTTCCAGTTTCTGGACATCAGATGAAATACTCATGGATGGTATGCCTGTATGAATGTGCTGCTGAGGGTGTATTTTTTGTTGCCGTGGGTAGATATCTGGAAGGATTCCGCGCGCCATAAACCTGAAGGCTCAAGCGGCGGCTTCCAGATAAATGACTTCCACCCTGTATGTCTGTTCAGAAAGTTTTTAATGGCCTGAATGTAAGCCTCGTCGCCGGTAAAGCTCACGCTCCACTGAGGTGTTACCGGGTTGATGCCGTCCCCGGCCACCTGTGTATAGCCATCGCCAAACTGCGCCTTTCGGGTACGAAAACTTGTATCAACCTGAGAGGCAACCTTTGGGCACCAGCTGAAGGTTTCGACTGCCATGGTTAAACTCCCTTGATTAATCGCCACAGAGGCGAGCCCGGCATGCTGGCCTGTTCGTTAATGACACCAGTGATGGCATCCTTAAGCTGCCTGCCTGCTGCTCCGGCAGTACCCTGACTGGACGCCTGTGGAGAACCGCCCTGAATATTGATATCGCCGAAGTTAACTGAAGGCACGCCGCCAGAGACCTGCGGCATCCCTACTGCGCGAACAGCAAGATCACCATTAGGTGCCCGCGTAAGCGGCATAATGGCTTCCGGACCAGCCTCGGCAAAAACCCCTGCGCCTTTGGCAAAAGCAAACAGCTGAGGCGTCTGAAAAACGCCATTGCTGTAAGCGCTCAGGGACGGAGAGTCGTAAACATTACCCTTCGCATTAAATGTGAAGTTCGCGCCAGCATTCTGAATAGCGGTACCGCTGCTGGCGGTTGCGGCTGACGAGGCACCAAAACTGAACAGTGATCCAATTGAGCTGACACCATTAGCAACAGCCATGTTCACCAGAACGTTCTGGATAATCTTCAGTACGCTCACGCCCCAGTCCTTCCAGCTGTCAACGTTGCCATTAAGCATGTCGGTGATCGTGGTGACCGCCCCCCCCATGGCCTGCTTCATGCCGTCAGCGGCCATGGAAGAATAGTCAGTAGCTTCGTCCACCCAGTTCGCATAACCCTCAGACAGTCCCGTCATCCAGTCGTCACGCTGCGCATCAGAAGCAGTGTAATATCCCTCCTGGTCGCGCAGGCGCTCTTCTAGGTAGCGCTTATTAAGTGCCAGCCCCTGCTGATAGAACGTCTCGTCGATTTCACCAGCCTGACGCTGGCGGAGAAGATCGGTATTCTTCTGCTCAAACTCCTTACGCAGATTGAACTGCTCCTGAAGTCTTTCACGGAACCTGGTTCCCTGCCCGTAGCCCAGCAGTTGCGCTTCATTGGCTGCGCGGGCGCTGGCGTTACTGTCAGCAAGGTTGGCTTCGTAATTTCGCAGTTGCTCACGCAATTTAACCTGGTCAATCAGCGCAGCATTCTGCAATACCGTCTTTTTCTGGGCTTCTGTCAGAGAAGCAAGTTCGCCCTGGCTGACCTGGTATTTAACCTTCGCCAGTTCAGTATTCTGGCCTTGCAGGGCAATCTGCTCTTTTTGCTGCTTGATAAGGCGCTTATACACATCCTCGGTTTTCTCGCCTTCGGTTTTACCGCCCTTCGCCTTAGGTTTGTTGGCCTCATTATTCCGCCACTCAGCAAGACCGTTATTAATCAACTCCTGACGGCCTGTCTGGAATTGCGGATCACTGGTTAACCCCAGGTCATCGGCTGCATAACTCAGACGCAGGCGCTCTTTGGCCTCACCCTTCAGGCGTGACAACTCCAGATCCCGGCGACTCTTTTCGAGAGCATCAGTTTGCTTTTTGTCGAGGTCTGCCTGCGGAAGTCTGAGCGGGACGTTAGCCAGTCCCTGACGCGCCATAAGGAGTTGGTTACCCAGGCCGAGTAATCGATTAAGTTCATCGTGCTGCCCATTCATCAACAGAAGTGATTGATAAGCCCGGTTCTGATTCGCTGCCTCCTCCCGAATTAGCGTCACACGCCGATGCTCAAGACCTTCAAGAACCTGTTGGATAGAGGCAGATTTCTCCAGCATCTGGGCAAGCCTTTCCTGCTCAACAGATAACTTTTCAGTGGCTGTAGCCAGTCCACGGGTCACGGTATCCAAAGATGTCAGGTGGTTAATCATGAAACCACCGCTGGTCGTTGGACCGGGATTACTGATCACTGACTGATAACCAGCTATCTGCTCTTTCAGATTTTCTATCTTGCTCTTTTGTTCATCTATCAGCCTGTTCTGCTCATTCAATGCTGCGCGCGTTTTCTCAGCATTGTCTGAAGCTTCAGGCAAAGACATTGCCTTCGACTTTTTACTGACTTCATCAATTGTGGTGGCGTATTCCTGCGCCGAACGACGGGCCTGCTCCTGATTTTGATAAACCGCATACCAGGCACCAGCACCCAACATGACCAAACCCGGTATTCCGCCGATGAGACCAAGTGCACCACTCATCAGGCGAGTACCAACTGATGTTACATTGTTGAGATTTCGCTGGGTTGAGACGCGATTTGCCAGATTCCTGTCTCTGGCTGCCTCCGCAGAAGCCAGTCGTCTTTCAGCAAGAGCCTGGGCGTCGGCATTTTTTGCAGCCACCAGCCCTGCCTGCGCACGCTCAAGCGCAGTTCTGGCCCTGACTTTTTCTGTGGCGGAGCCACTTGCAAGAGCAGTAGTTAGTCTGGCTTGAGCTGCTGTGACTTTTGCTTCCGCTGCCGCAATTTTTTCTTGCTGTGCGGCCTGAACATCTGCGCTTCGCGATCTCTGAACCGCTTGCTGAGCACGGTAAACTTCAGCCCTGGAAGCTGCTACAGCAGACTGAGCCGCTTTGTCCTGAGCGACAGCAAGGGCAACCTCTGATTTCGCAGCTGAAATTAGCGCACCTGTTGCGCTAGTGGCGCTGGTTACAACTCCGCTGAGGTATCTTGCCAACCCAACACCAACAAGCGCCCCAGCGACTGTTGTAATTGTTGACATGTTGTCAGCAACGTCATTCAGCGCGCCGCTCACTGCTGATGAAGTAAAAGAATCAAGCGTCTTGGCAACGTTATCCAATCCGCCAGACAACGCATCAGTAGCACCGGTTGCCTGGTTTACACCGCCCACCCAGGCCATGAATGAGTTAGTTACTTTTTGAAGGGATCCGGAAACCGTTTGTGGCATGCTGGCAAATTCGCCCTGCAATGCTCCTAACTGGCTCATTAAAGCCGGGACAACCTTATCAATCGTAAGCTGCCCCTGGTCAGCCATGCTCTTAAGATCTTTACGAGCCACACCCATTCCCGCAGCCAATGCGCGGATTACCCGGTCCCCGGCTTCGTTAACGGCATTAAATTCTTCACCACGAAGAACGCCTTGTGCGAGCGCCTGGCTGAACTGAGTGATAACAGAACTCGCTTCCTGAGTGTTAGCCCCGGAAAGTTTTAGGCCGGTAGAGACAGCTTCTGTAATTTTCAGAACTTCGTCAGAGCTATAGCCGTACTCGCGCATTGAGGCAGCCGCGCGGGAAAAAAGGTTTGCGTTATCTGAAAATGCCGTGCCGGTTCTTTGGCTGATTTCCATTAATTGACGCTGAGAAGCGGCAAAATCCTCAGCAGAAGATGATGCCTGCTTGAGTCGCGCGTTTACGGAGTTCCACTCGTCAGCAATCTGAACGATCTTACCAGTCGCAAAAGCTGCCGTAGCAGCGGCAGCAGCTCTTCCTGCCGATGCAAATCCGGCAGTCAAATCAGATAAAGCCCTTTCGCTCTCTCTGGCAGCAGCAGCGGCCTGCCGACCACCATTTTGCATGGTGCGGTAATAATCCTGCCCCATACGTGAGGCACGCGAAATTTCCGTCTGGAATGATTGCGAGTTAGCAGAAATTTTAATAATCAATTCACGTAATGTTGCCATCACATTTCTCCAGGCGAAAAAAAACCCGCCGAGGCGGGTTATCATAATGAGATAATTAATTTCATTTGCATTCTTTGATTATTTCCAAAACTTCCTTTTCAGAAATTGGTACGAAGTCAGTTTCAGAACGTTGATAAGAGATTAAAGATTGACTATTGTTTTTTTTAACCTCTACCCTATGAAAATACTTCATGCGGGAGAACTGAATCGCACCAATATAAATCTCCAAACCTTCCCCATCAACTAAGTTATTGGTAACAACTTTTTCTGGTATTAAAAAATCTAGTTTATCTAGTATACAACCACTTACGTCATCTGCACTTTTGCTTGATGAGAAAGAAAGTTTTTTATTATTCTTTATATCGTTCCTTGTATCACCAGTACAACCCGCAATCAGAAATATTATGAGTATTAAAATTTTCACCATAATCCCTCCAGTTAAAGAGGGATAATATTATGTATGTAGCAAAATGTCACTGAGTTGCAGCAGTTAGCGCCGCCTCAAGCCCTGCAAATGGGTCCTTCGGTGCTGATTGCTCATCACCACCCCAGCGCAGGATCGCATCGTCCAGCGGTACTTTTGCCCCCTGCGATCCGTAGATGGCAGAGACGAGCTGGGCGGCCTGAATGTCGCCACGGATATCGCCAACCGGACTTTGCCTGTCGAACTCAATCCACATCAGAAGCTCGCTTGCCGTCATATTCTGCCGAAGCTCTGAGAGCGTGCGCCCCATCCGGAGCGCAAGCGACATCAGAAACTTTACGCCGGGGGTTGAGACTTTTCCCGCGCTTCGTCCGCATTGTTGATCAGGTCAAGCGCCTGTTTGAGCAGGCGTGAATGGACGGGGCCGTAGATTTCACGCACCTGCTCTTCTTCATCTACGCTGAATACCGGTTGCTTATCGGTGTCACACAGAACGTCAATGAAGAGCACAACGTCAGCGCAAAGATTACGGTGTGCCTTTTCTGATACTGACACATTTTCATCATCAGCACCCGCTTTCACCACTTCCTGCCAGCGCAGCCAGGCTTCACCTGACGGCTCACGGAGAACCACTTTGACGCCTTCCCACTCAGGAACGGCGACCGTCTTATGACGAAATCCCGACATCTTAGCCAGGGCGAGATTTTTAATATTCTTCATGAGACCTCTCAGGAGCCAGACTCGATGTTTTCAGGCTTACCTTTCAGGCGCAGGGAGAACGTTGCCGCCACTACGCCGTTGGTACCGGAAGACCAGGTGTGCTGGCGGATTTCAGCCAGGAACTTAAAGCCCTTGCCGGACGGGAAGATAACCTGGAAAGCATAGGTCGTATCGTTGTCATACGCATCACGCAAGGCGTCCTGCGCCGGATTCTTGTAGAAGTTGCCGGACAGAGAGATTTCTGACGGAGAAGGCAGGCCGTTGATGTTCTCCTGCTCGGTAGAGCAAAGTGTTGTTACGTCGATATCCTGCTTCTGACCACCGGTGAACTGAATTTCTTTGATGGTGCAACTCAGATCGAGGAAGGTTGCGGAATCCATCGTTTCTTTGGTGGCTGGCAGGGAGGAAATAAGGATCTTCGTCAGCTGCGATTTTTCATAAAGTGCAGACATAGCTGTCTCCTGGAAAAAGAAAACCCGCCATCAGGCGGGTTCGTTGGGTGAATTAATTGTCAGGGGGTAACTTTAAAATCCAGGGTGACACGGTAGAGCCGATAATCTGGCTCGTACCCGGGGATTTTTACCACCTCTGTAGGGGTTAACGGCTCAAGCGAAGCGAGCACCAAATCTCTCAGGGATCGTGATTCAGCGATCGAAGTGGAATACACATCGACCTGAACGGAAACCCTGCTCTCTGCCTGGCCACACAGTACGTCAGCGGAAACATCATCGACGATGGAAAAGATAATCCAGGGTGGAGAGACAGACGGTTTCCCGTCACTACCTAATGGCGCAACATAGGGGTATACCCGTCCTTCTGCCAGGGAAGAAAGCAAGGCGTAGATATTATCTTCATTCACTTGCTCAATACCTCATCAATAGCCTGATTCATCCTGGCAATGGCGACGCTGGCGGCCTCTTCCTCGCGAGTATCGTAAGCGGGTCGCACAAACGGATGTGCAGGCATGTTCGCGGTGCCCAGCTCAACGAATCGCCAGTAAAAGGCGTTTCTCGGGTTATTCGCCTTCATCGTGTTATCGCTGTTTCCGGTGCGCAGGTTAACGCCACGAATATGGACGCCGGAAGAAATCTCCCCGCGGCGGCGGCTTTTTTGGGTAACAACCACCACGTTTTTTTTCAGTTTTCCGGTGCGTACCGGTGCACGTGCGATCACTTCGTCCTTAAGCACCTCCGCACCGGCGCGCGTGGCATCACGAAGAACCTTATTGTTTTCAGCGCGGCTAAGCGCCTCCAGATCCTTTGCGATGTCATTCAGGCCGGAAAAATCGAGGCTCGTCTCAATCATTTTTCGATCCCCTGCTTACAAAGAATTTCGAGCTGAATGCCGCGAGAATCAGGTATCGGCGGACCAATGATATTTAAAATGACACCCTTGAACGGGCCAGTCACAACCCTGAGTCTTGACGCAGCAGTTATATCGTTACGAAATCGAGTCCATACCCTGATAGTGGCTACAGCCGTTTCTGCACCTGCCGCTACAAGCTCACGCCCGCTGATACCTTTAACTTCTGCCCATGTAGTCGCGCCGTCATGCCATGTTTCAACAGGCTGACCAGAAGGGTCTCTGGATGTTGTGATGTTCTGAATTACCACCCTGTCTCTCAGTCTTCCGGCCTGCATACCCCCTCCTACAGTCCATAAATACGGTATGGCTGCAATAGCGCTTCCACAGCAAAAGGTACGGCTGAAGTTATGTTCCCGATGTTTACCGCTTCCCTGTTTGCATACCAGTGACCGATAAGCAGTAGCATGGCTGCCTTCACATCATCATTGAGCAGTATCGGGTCCGGGTCGTCAGCGTAGCCAGGGCTGCTTTCCTTTTCATAGAGCGTTCGGCGTGTCCATGTCTGGACGTACCGGGCCGCCGCACCTGTGTAAATCTCCAGCAGAGCATCATCACCCGTAAAGTCGGTATCAATGCGGCAATGCTGTTTCACCACATTCTGATCAAGCATTTGTTTGCCCCGAAAAAAAGCGGCCCGAAGGCCGCAATAGTTATCAGCTACCCGCGCCGGTGCTGAATGAACCGTACACGAACGCCTCAGGGCGTTTCACAGCCAGCGCCAGACGTTCTTCGCAACGGATGGTGATCATGTTTTTCTCGAAGTCGTCGGCGTTCTCCGTGGAGATAACCACGTT